GCGTGAGTGGTGGATGAAGTATACCGGCGAGGATATACCAGAGCTACATCACGTGATACAGAGTTACGATACGGCTTTCTTGAAAAAGGAGACGGCCGATTATTCTGCTATCACCACATGGGGAGTTTTCTATCCGCATGAGGATAGTGGTGCCTGTCTGATACTATTAGATGCGATCAAGGGACGTTACGAGTTTCCTGAATTACGTAGATTAGCGTTAGAGCAATACACCTATTGGAAGCCTGAATCTGTTATTGTCGAGGCCAAGGCATCAGGATTACCTCTCACATACGAGTTGAGAAAGATGGATATACCGGTCATTAACTTCACACCGTCAAAAGGAAACGACAAGCATGCCCGTGTAAATGCTGTTGCACCTCTCTTTGAATCTGGTATGATATATGCTCCTGAGCAAAAATTTGCTGAGGAGGTCAT